CATGTCATAGGAGATAGTCATGCAAGGTCATTCACATGGGGTGGGATCAAAATTGAAGGATTAAATATAATCAGTCATTGGATTATAGATAAAACCTGCGCAGGATTTTCAATAGAGAGGCCATGTATTACTGATTTAGGAATTAAAGAAGATGACTGGGTTTGTTTTTGTTTCGGAGAAATAGATTGTAGGACTAACATAGGGAAGTATAAGGAAAATTACAAAGAGATTACAGATAAAATTATTGAAAACTACTTTTATACTATTAACCAGTATGTTGTCGGGAAAAAGTTTGTGTTCAATGTTGTCCCTGCAAATATTCAGGCAACGGCAATAAATCCTCCTAACTTTCCGTCTGCTGGAACTGACGAGGAACGGAGGGGATATGTAAGATATTTCAACGAGTGTTTACGAAATAACTGTTTAAAGAACGGCATTGTCTTCATAGACGTATATGATAAATACGCAAATGAAGATGGTTTCTTTAATCTCAGATACAGGGATAATTGTGGGCATATTGCTAATCCAATATTTATACAAGAATTTTTGAATGAAAGTATTAATGAAATCCATATTTGAAGAGGGCATTAATGCTCAGATTGATATTCCGGTCAGTAAGAAGGTCGAATGTTGTATTGATAACACAATACCTCAAAATCTTGATCCTGTGCCAGCAGATACAATAAGATTCTTTGTCACGACTGAAGGGTGGAGAGATTATAATCAGATCATCAAAGATAATCCACGGGCTTACAGTTTTCTTTTGACACAATACCCGGAGTTATTAACACTTCCGAACTCAGTTAGATTAATTGGTAATGGTTCATTCGTTGATCCCGTACCGGATATTAAAAAGAAATTCGGGGTTTCAATAGTAATGACAAATCGTAATGTTGCACCCGGTCATCCTTTAAGGCATGAGCTTTATGAACGTCGCAAAGAGATTAAGATTCCATTTGATATTTACCGGGGTACTTGGAATCAATTTGAACCTACAGCAGATACACTTCCGATGCCTCCTTGGCCAAATAAGAAATGGAAAGTGAATGTATTTGACTGCATGTTTCATATTTGCATTGAAGGATTCAAAAACAGTTATTACTATTCTGAAAAGCTTATTGATTGTCTGATAACAAAGACAGTACCTATTTACTGGGGATGTACTGAGATAGGTGAATATTTCAATCAATATGGTATGATTATTGTTGATACGGTTGATGAGATTATTGAAGCCTGTAACCGATTAACGCCGGAAGTCTACGAGCGTTATCTTCCCCTTTTGAATGATAATTATGAATATGGACTTAAAGTCTATAAGTATGAAGATATTTTAAAGGATGCAATGTTAAGAGCACTTAAAACAGAATCAAAATGAATGAAAAATGTAATTGCGGCGGGAAGAAAAGGCCGAAGCCAGTAAGGCCGGTAAAGAAGTAAACACTAAAAATAAGTGTAAATTAGTGAGTTATGGCACGAAGTGGAGGGACATGGAAGAAAGGGCAAGGAGGTAAGCCGAAAGGATCCTTAAACCGAACGACTAAGGAAGCGAAGGAATTTCTTGAAAAAGTTATGTTTGGTCAGCTTGATAATATGAATGATGCTTTAAGTAGACTTTATAAAAAGGACCCTTCACGTTATCTTGATGTATGTTCAAAGTTATTCACTTATGTCTTACCGAAAAAAACAGACTTAACAAGCGGAGACGAAAAGATACAAATTAAGCTTCCGGATATAATTATTCAATGACCATCGAACAGCACATATCAGAACCTCAGAAGGCAATATTAAAAAGTACTGCTTCGCTTAATCTGTTTTTAGCAGGCGTCGGGTCAGGCAAAACTCATATTGGTGGTTTAATAGCTTATCGGTTTATAAAGTATTTCCCAAATGCCCGGGGCTTTATAGGTGCGAATACATATCTTCAGCTTACTCAGTCAACTTTGTTTCGAATCAGGGAATACTGGAAGTCAATAGGCGTAAAGGAATATGATAAGACTTCAAATCCTTACGGACAGTATGTTGTAAATAAGAAGCCACCAAGTCATTTTAATACCGAAGGGCATAACTTTGATGATTATTACGGGATTATCTCATTTGTTAACGGTTGTGTAATATTTACGGGGTCTTTGGATCATGCAGAAGCGCATTATGGCAAAGAATTTGCCTGGTCAATCCTTGATGAAACAAAGGATTCAGACGAAACGGACATCAAAGAAGTTATTCTTTCCAGGTTAAGGCAGAGGGGAATTTATATCAAAGACGGTAAGCTTTCGAATGAAGGTACTGATTTTAACCCTGCTTATTTCCTGACTTCCCCGGCGAAGACTGACTGGATTAACGAGTTATTTGATCTTGAAAAGTATATTGACGAAATATCTTCAAAGATTTACAGCGATAAGACATTCTTTAAAAAGGAGTTTAATGATAAGTTTGTAACAATTTCGAGTACTTATCACAATCTCAGGAACCTTCCGGTAAACTACATTGATGGCATCCGGGAAAGAAACAGCGAAGAACGGGCCAGGGCTTTAATCTACGGCAATCCTTTTAGTGTAACGGGCGGAGAGTTCTATTCGTCATTTGATCGCATTAAACACGTTGGTAAGGCCAAATACAATCCTGAATTAGCAATCCATATAAGCTTCGATCAAAACTCAGTACCTTATAATTCAGCTTCAATCTGGCAGGTTGAAAAGGTTAATGATATCTGGGAGCTCAGGGCCATTGATGAGATTGCACTTGAGAATCCCCGGAATAGTACTGAAGAGGTTTGCGAGGAGTTTATGACACGTTATCCAAGGCACCGTACAGGAGTGTTTTATTACGGTGATGCTTCAGGTCATAACCGATCGACAATGAATAAAGACTTTAAGCATCATTACGAGATTGTTCAGTATAAGCTATCCCGGTATTTGCTTAATACTTCAGACCGGACCCTATTTGCTAATCCCTCGCTTGTACTCCGTCGGGACTTTATAAACCGTATCTTTGAGGGTAAATTACCCGTCAGGATAGTTATTAACGAGGATTGTCATTATATCATTAATGACTTCATGTATGTTAAACAGGCATTGGATGGGACAAAGGATAAACATATTGTAACTGATAAAGAAACCGGGGATAAGTACCAGAAATATGGGCATATGTCGGATAGTGCAGATTATTTGATTGTTGAACTATTTAAAACTTACTATAATGGATAAAAGAGAATTTAAAAAATTGTGCCCTAATTTATCTGATGCAATTTCTAATAATTTAAAGGAGTATGTAATATACGGCATAAAATTTAAAAGCCATACTCCATTAACATTACATGATTTATATCAGAAATACGAGCCATCAAATTCATTGAGATTTTATAGAACAAATTATTTGATTGAAAAACAATTTATGATAGGATTAAATTAAACTAAGCAAGATGGACAAGGTTGAGGGGTTGGATTTATTAAAACGGATCATTGATAAGGATCTTCATCATCAGGATTATGACAGGGTAACTACGCTGGCAGAAAAGTATTATAAAATGAAAACCGGGGACGGCATTGAGGATTTGTTACAGAAGATTGAAACGCGGGTAACGGACGAGGAGTTTGATCAGATAAAACGTATTTACCGGTCAATTATTCCGTCAACGTTGAACAGTACAAAGATGCCGTTCTTACAGGCTGCACGGACTGATCCGCAACGTACTATTGACTTTGAATCAGAGGCGGATGCAAAAGTTGTGGAACTGCAAGGGTATATTGATACTTACTGGGGAGACAAGCCACTGGATAAATATCTGGAATATGCTTTTGTTGATTATAACTACATTGATCCGAATGCTTTCCTGATAACTGAGTTTGATGAGTTTGATCCACGAATTGAAAAGGCTTCGCCTTATCCTTTTGTCGCTGATAGCACTCAGGCAATAATGTTTGAGTATAAAAACGAAATACTCGAATACTTAGTTATCCAAACACCTATTAAGTTCCTTCTGGAAGGCGTTGAAAAGGATGGCAACAAGTATACCATGTATTTGGGTGAAGATACAGTTGTGCTTATTCAGACAGGAACAAAAGATCCTGATAAGGGGCTAAAAGTTTTTGAAATAAAAAGCAACTTTTATGAGTTATTTGAATATCAGCCCAAAAATGAAAAGGTTCCCGCTATCCGATTTGGTTATAATCGGGACGAACAAACTAAGGGACGAACATTTGTTTCCGTATTCCATCCGGTTATCGGGCTTCTAGAAAAGACTTTGAAGATTGATTCAGAGCTTGATTTATCGTGTGCTATGGTCGCCTTCCCTCAGAGGTTTGCATATATATCACCTTGCACAAATCCGGGCTG